AGGCTACTTCAGTTCAAAAGATCGCCGCAAGATGCTTGCTGTGATTAAAGACAACCCTGATCTAGACATCCGCATGGTGTTTCAAAAACCATACCAGAAGTTGTACAAAGGTTCTAAATCTACGTATGCCTCATGGTGTGAGAAACACGGCATTCAATATTGTTCCTACTATGACATCCCTGTTGAATGGCTGATCTAGATAGCGAGTTTGTAAGACACCTACCTTGCGAACACTGTGGATCGTCTGATGCTAATTCATTGTATTCAGACGGTCATACACATTGCTTTGCATGTAACCACCACACCAGATCGTCTGATGATGAGCCAATGACCAGCTTTACTAACGTACAGCTTAAAGGTGTAGCTACAAGACTTCCTAAGAGAAACATCTCACAACAAATATGTGAGTTGTACAAGATCTACATGGATGGTGAGAGTCTACGCTTTCATTACTTTGATGAAGGTGGTCGGGTTATAGGTGTAAAAACCAAATCAAAAGACAAACAATTTCGTTATGAAGGTGCAACCGATGGACGATTCTTTGGACAAAACTTGTATCCCAGTCACGGGGAAACAATTGTCATTTTCGAAGGTGAACTCGACGCAGCGTCTGGTGCGGAGGCGATGCCAAGATGGCCCATCGTCTCACTTCCTA